AACTGCGTGTGGTATGGAGGAGGAGAAGGCGGATAGAGTAGCCTACTCTCCTGAGATAGATGACCTAATCAAGATAGAGGAGGAAAGTAAATGAGTAAGTATGTGGTGACTTTAGAAATTGAAAGCGAAAGAACAATGGAGGAACTATTCAAGCCAGCGTGGGGTGCGCTCCTTATAGGGGCGGAAAACTCGTGGCAAGTTTTATCAGTAGAGGAGGAAGCAAGTGAATAAGGAATACTATCAAGCAAAGGCAGACCTCTGCCGAGACCTAGCAATAAAGCAGATGGTGGAGGGGGAGGCTGGCGAGGCAGGTAAAAACCTAATTCGTATGGTCAATGCCCTAAATCAAATCAACTTAATCAACTACAAGGAGGAGAAAGGTAATGAAGCCAGTTAATTTCTATGAAGTAATGGACCACAAGGGAGAAGTGGAGTGGGGTGGGGCGAGCGTAAGCGAGGCTATCACTTGGTTCAGGCGTGGCTTGGATAGGTCTATCTTGGTAAGTGTATGGGATGAGCAGAGTGAGGATGATTTCAAACTCATCACAGATAAGATAGATATAACTGCAATAGTGTTGGCTACTATAACAAGTGAGAGGGAGAAGTCGTGATATTTCTAGGCGTAATAGTGGCTACCATAATTGCCTACCTGCTCATAGTATGGGAGGATAAACTCAATGAAGGCGACAGATAAACGCAAGGCAAACGCTGAGAAGCGAGCCGTATGGCTACGCAACTACCAGCGAGCAAGAGGGCGAGCGCAAACGCGCCTAGCCCAGCAGTATCCCGACCAATACAAGGAACTACTTGAGCAGGAGAGGTTATCTGATGAGGCTAATGGCAAGGCGTGGCTGGACATTACTGGCATTACCGATAATGGCGATGGCGTTTCTACTGATACAAATGGATACGACAACGCACCTAGATCCAAGCAAACCGACGGAAATACAGAGGGCGAAGGCGACTTGGAAGGAGAAGAATGAGAACAGAAAACTGGCAAAGCAATATGCGTGGGTTGCGTTTGGTTGGAGAGGGAGAGAGTGGGCCTGTCTTGAATCCTTATGGACCCGTGAGAGCAGGTTTGACCACTTCGCACAGAACCCAAAGTCAAGCGCTTTCGGAATTGCTCAACTGCTTGGAGAGAGAAGTCGAAAGCCTGAACTCCAAATACTGCGAGGCTTACGTTACATTGATGTCCGTTATGGAACACCTTGCAAGGCTAAAAGATTTGCTGAAAAGCACAGACACTACTGACTAGTTCCTTATCCTTTCGAGTCAGTAGGGATAGCCTCGCAGATTTTTCTGCGGGGCTATTTTATTTTAGATAATAAATTATTAGTGATTTACTTTGTCAAGTCTTTTCAATTTTCGGGAGTGTCGCCGTTGGAGTAATATAAAAAATCAAAGATGCAAAAAAGTGGCTGAGTATAATAGTTCCTGAGCCACAAAATTTGTGGTCGAAAGGATAAATATGAAGTGTCCAAAATGCAGTAAAGAAATGAGAACAGTTTCATACATAACTCTAAGTCCAACAGTAAAAGTAAGTCCCGACTATTGGGAGTGTATAGATAGAAAGAATTGTAGATATGAAATGCCTAAAAGGATAAGGATAAGAGGCTAACCCTTATCAGTAGAGTAGAAGCCCTTGCCATTGAACGTGATGGCGGGGGCTTCATACTTTCTATTAACAGTTGTGCCACAGGCAGGGCAGTCATAGTCCACTTCAATATCGTGAATAGACCTGATAATCATTAGCACATTGCCACAGTTGGGACACTCGTATTCGTATTTCATAATTCTAATAACTCCACAGGCACACGCCAGCCATCAATAGAAAGATCGGCAAACTGGTCTATCATATATTCGTCAGCCTGAAACTTGCCATAGATTTCCACAAGCGAATAGTATTCATCATCAAGAACTTTTGCCCCAACAATAGTGCGCCCTGCGTCTTTCTTCCAGAAGGGGATAGCAGCCTGTGTTCTGATAGTGCGAACCTCAAGGTCGCCAACGTCAGAGATGTTCTTACGTGCTTTGTGTAGGTCATTAGGATACCAAGGCATATTCCAACCAAGGTTGTAGTGGCGAGCGACTGCCCACTCAGCAACATTGGCTCTAATGTTTGCGTTAATCTCTGGCTCTAACTTACCGAACTTCTTACCACTTGCGTAGTTGGGTCTATCTTCTGACCCGAACTTGACTAGCCAACGTTCAACGGCGATGAGAGCGCATACCCTCACCTCCGCTTGGGAAAGTTGTATGACTATTGCCAAGGGCTTTCGCCTCCTATATTATTTTGTAGTTTTCGTAGTGCTTGGGTGCATCTACGATCAACAGTAGAGATAGCGCATTCTAAATACTCACTGATAATTTGTAGTGTTAGGTTGTCGTGGTATCTAAGTCTAAGAATATCTTGGTCATACTTATCTAACTTCTCATAGGCTTTCTTAATATCTACCAGCATAGCCAGCAAGTTACCACCCTCAGCAGGAGCAGAAGGCTTTCTAGGTGTGCCATCATTGATAAGTATTTGGCTCTGCTCTAGTGCTGTCTCACTAATAAAACTCTTGATAACAAACGGAAGTAGTTGGGCGATAGTAACTGTGTCGTAGTAAGCCTCATCGTTTAGTTGATAGCCAGACTTACTAGCCTTTTCTTTTCTAGCATAACGCTCTAATGCTCTACGTATTTGCCACGCTATTTTCTTTTCGTTCCACTTGCGTTGGACTTCATTCTCCTCGGAAAGAACATCATTGAAATGTTCAGCGCGAGATAGAACAAAAGCCCACGCCTCTTGCAGTAGGTCGCCTCGTTCTGTGTATGTTCTGAATCTGCGGTAGATCGTAGTCACCACAGAAGGAACTAAATCATCTAGTATTGGATGCAGTTGATTCGTCATTGGCTCTCTTATTCATCTCATCTACGTAACGGGCAGCCTTTAGTGTCTTTGCTTCTGCTATTTTCTTTCTGCGTAGCGCAGCCTTATACCAACTATACTTCTCAGTCATTCTTACCTCTAGCAATAGCAACTGCGCTATCCACAATCATACAAGGAATACAGTTATCTTTGCGACAAGTGTTTTCCCTGTCATCGTGGTATAAACCTTCAATATCTTTGGCTATCTGCTCTCTTATTTCTGCTTCCATTCTCACAAAGATAAAGTCTAGATACTTGGTAGATTCGTCAGTCATTAGGTTTCTTCTCGAAGAACATACTAGAGTTCATACATTCAGCAGATAGATAACGCGCTTCATTGAGGTCAATAATCTTAGCCTTGTATAGTTCGATGACATCATAGACATCATAAGGATAAACTTCTCTAGCAACTTTTCTTATCTTAAATGGTTTCATTATTTTTCCTCTGGTATCTCAGGCCACGTCTTATCTAGGACCATCATTGCAATAGCAGAGTAGTTAAGTAGATCTAGGAAACTGTCCCGAAGTGATTCGTTTGAGGGAGAGACTTCACTATCAACGAGGTGATTGATTCTAGCCACCTTGTCGTGCATACGCACTCGTAATCCGTTGAGTGCTCCACCTGGACTGTGAGAGATGTTCTTTGGACCATAATCTTTATGTTTGCGGATGAGCAGATTACCTGCTGTGTCGAGGATTCTCCAGACATTAGCAACGAACTCCGAATCTAACTTCTTGTCGGAATTGGCTTGACTGTAATCGTACCATTCTTGAAGTCTATGGAGACTATTACCATCCCCAATTCCTTCAGATACTCTGCCATCTGTGTCAATTCCTTCTTTGTAGTCACTCACTTAACTCCTCCTAGTAAGGTTGATAATTCTGTTGGCCCGTGTTGTAGATAAAACTCATTGATGTCCATACCTAGTGGTAATTGTACAATATGTGAGTTGATTATCTCGCTTGCAACACGTTTAGAAAACTCTGCTCCTGGGTTAGTTCCGTCCTCCTTCAAGTCATTATCTCCGACAACATAAACGGTGTCAAAGCCCGTCATTAACTTAGCATAGTAAGGTTTCCAGGCTGCCACTCCTGGCACTCCCACTGCTGGGATACGTAGAATCCCTGAGATGATTACTGCATCCAACTCACCTTCAGTAACAACTATATGTGATGAATCTACTGCCACATCAGCCACATTGTAGAGGTGCAGTTTCTGCCCTGTTGGTTGCCCATATTTAGGCTTACCATCATCTAGTCTTCTAAACTTTACGCTGACTGCCATCCCAAGAGCAGTGATGTAAGGAATAGATAGCCAACCTTCAAACTGTTCGTGACCAGAGGCAGGATCCACTACAGTTCCCAACATAAACTGGTCTGCAACTTGCTTAGATATTCCACGTCCTTCGAGATACCCTAGCGTTGCCTCGTCTATGCTTTGACTGTAGCGTGTGACCACTTCCAGTAACAATTTCGACTGCTCGTTTGACTGCATCTTTGAACTCCAGATTCTCCTTCTCCATCACAATAGCGACAGATGAACCACCTTTACCGCAAGTATGACAAAAGTATAAGTTGTCATACGTATTCATTACTGCACTACGCCTTGAGTCATCGTGTATACAACACTTAACACTAGCGCTCTTACCCTCTCTTACTTCTCCACCATAGTAAGAAACTATTACTGCTACGGGGATTGCGTCTGCATCAACGGAGG